GACGCCAGGGATATCACCAACAATCTTTAGGTACTCGGCATTATCTATTTTCTCTGGATTACTTATTGAGCTTGTTCCTAATTTTATATTTCTTACTTCATCACCCTTTTTATTTTTTTCTAAAATAAACCTATCAATAGGACCACGCCTGTTTATTTTGTTTCTTTTTGCGGTCGCTCCAGAGGATAGGGCCAACGAAAAGTCCTGTGACCTGGCTTCACCGATATCAAGAAGCCCATCTTCAACGGGAATATCAATACTCGCAGACATTTTGACCATTTTGTCGTAAAGAATCCAACGTTCTACAGGGTCTTTTTCAAGTCTGTAGTCATCAAGAATCTCATGTACGGCTTCTTTTTTGAAAGCCGACTGCGGTGTGTGGAATTGTAACTCAAACCTTGTTCCGTCTGGATGAACGGCTGCAACGTTTATTCCTTGATATGCGTCTCCAGCTTCCCAGTAGTTTTTAACCTTAAGCTTGTATCCGGCAGCTTCCAGGTCGGCGACTACGGCCTTTGTACCAGATACATAATTTTCTGGGGTATATGTCATTGTGTATCTGACTACGTCAGACATATCCGCTGCTGTTTCTTCCGCGGTTCTATTTCCACGTTCATCATTAATTTTTCTTGATAGTGATTTAATATTTTTCAATCTTGCAGCAAGGCCTATCATTACCGAGCCATGTTTTTCTGAAAGGTCTATAAGTGTTGAGGTAATCTCTTTTTCTACTGTCTCAACTTTTGCTCGTTGGGCAGTCGCTGCAACAACAATATCTTCAGCATATTCTCCAGGTTTTGGCAACGGGTTGGAAGGTTCGACCAAGTCGTATCCCTTGTATGTTGTTTTTCCAGAACTCTGCTCACCCCATGGAGCTTCTACTCTTCTAAGGTCAACGACACGCGCCTGAATCTTCTCGTTTCCAAGAGCTCTATTCATTGCCACCCTATTGTGACCGTCGGAAACGTACATTTTTCCGTCTTGGTCAATAACTAGGTTTACGAAGTACCCCTCTCTAAGAGGCTCACCACCAGAAACAACTTTGTCAATCGACTCGCCCTTCAGGTGTGATTCTGTAGGAAGAATGTCTGATGACAGGTCAACTTCGGTTACCTCAACACCATCCCAGCCGTCCCATTTCTTTGATTCCTCAACTGATTTTACTTTCGAGTATTCAGGCTTCCATGTCATTCCGTACTCTTTAACAGACCTGTCTCTGTTGGCTTTTAGGCCAGGAGAGCGCTCTTCTTCCGGTATAACCCCCTGTACGGTGAATGGGTATAACCCATCATCCTTAATTTTTTTTGCCAGCTCTTGCACTGAGTCTTGTGCTTTTTGAATATGTTCGTCAAACTCAGCTTTTGACATTGGGTTTGTTTCGCCATCCACAAAAGGCTTGACTTTCCCAACAGTCTTTCCCTTTATCTCCATATGCTCTTGAAATACTTTTGCCAATATAATTGATTCGAAGATATTTTTTTGCAGTTCATTGACCTGAACTTCTATTCTTTCTGCTTCTGGTACATGGTCGTTAAACATTTTTATAGCAGCCCACCTGTGGTGACCGTCTACAACATAACCATCATCCGATACAAGTATTGGTAACTGAAACCATGCCTGTTTTAAGAACTCGGCACGTTTTTCATTAAATTCTGGGCTTCCCTCTACGCCCCATGTCTTTCGTGCTGCATTGTATTCATCGAGGATGTTCTGAGCTTGTTTGTCAATTTGTGAATTTCTGAGCTGTTTCTGTGATGCTTTAAGCAAATCTGGGCTTTTGGACTTTCTAACCACAGACCCCTCTCCGCCGAGAACATTCTTTAAGAATTGCATCAACTCTGGAGCAGTGTTGGGCTCGACTTTACTCCAGTCGGTATTGCTGAATGCCCACTGTTTATCTTCTTCTGAAACTTCGGAGAACTTTGCTGGATTTCCAAGTTTTTTTGTTATTTCTTTATATCGATTGGTGTCTTCGTCTGACAATCCAGATTTAGGGGAATACTTCCCCTCTACATGCCCAGAAACTAGAGCCCTTAAAGCTGGTGAATTTGCATTTTGCGCTGCACCTTCGCTCTGTGGCATGTGCTCACGCCTGACATCAAGATGTTCGCTGCAAAAGACATTTGTATTTGCGTTATAAAGAGCACACAAATCAATGTCATGTGTTTCTATGAAGGCATTTACGAATCTGTCTGTATCTGAATCCGGGATTCCAAGCCTTTTGGCTTCTTCTACGGCGAACTTCTTCAGCTCTTCCTCTGTCTGGATGGCGGCATTTTTAACCATTTTCCTCTCGCCATCATCTATCACTTCAACTTCATAGCCAAGGGCGAGCAATGCGATTGCCTGTTCTGCCGAATCTGTTCTATATATCGGATTGTCAGAAAGAACGCTTTTTTGTCCGGAGCGCTCTAGTCCGTGCTCTCGCTTGAGCGTCTCGTCGTTGAGCCTATCTAAACCACCATTGCCAAGACCAGCTCCTCTAAGTTTCTTGAATTCTTCCGTTGCTCCAACTGCGGCAACCTTCTGTTCTGTTATGTTTTTGAATTCTTCTACCCTTCTTGACAATCTTCCTGTTCGTCTCGTTTCTCCGTCACCGCCAACGGCGCCAGAGGAGAGACCAAGGGCACGAACCTTTCCAGACTTCGAGAACTCTTCTATATCGTTCTCTTTCATTCTTACGCGAACCCGTCTATCAAATCCGGAGTGAAGCTTCAGTGCAGCGTTTTCTATTCTTTCATTTATCTGCTCAAATGATTCAGTATTTAGTATTTCCTCCACCCGGCGGTGAACTATCTCATTTTCCTGCCTGAGAGCTGACATCGAAGATAGCAGCGGTTCTGGACGTGAGTTAACTTCCCCAAGTACAGACTTGAATCTTTCTTGACGCTTAGTTCTGAGAGATTCTGTTGTTTCCCGCGCTCCAGATGAAAGGCTTTCTGAGAATGTTTCTCCAAATTCTCCACCCAATTCAGACACCTCAGAAACAATAGATTCGCTTGTTTCTGTAATCTTTGCTGCATCATCGGATTTTGTCCCAGCGGCATCATCTTTTCTTCTTACTGCGTATCTGTCGGCGACCGCCTGAATCTTTCTCTTGGCGCCTTTACGCCAGATTGCATCATCTGGTCCATCGCCGATTGACTTTGACAAGTCGTCGAGTACGTCAACGGTGTCTTTCTGTAAGGAAACTTCAAGGATTAGGCTTCCATCTTTATCCCTACCAACAACACGAAGTTTCCCTGGCGGTATTACGAAGTTCTGGTCTTCGCCTTTTTTGGCAAGTGGGAACAATCCCCTGTCGCCCTCTTGCATGCGAACTATCACTCGTTTTTTCTTTGTTCCTTTTTCTGGTTTTCCAGCCTTCATGGAGCGTGAAAGAACCTTGCCTTGACCAAAAGTATCAAGGTCTATTTCTTTTCCTGGCTTGACTCGCGCCACCTTCGACGAATCAATAAACATTTCCATTTCAAATGGCGTGGTTATGCTTGATGCATCCATTGCCTCCATGGCAGGAATGAGAATATTCTCCACCTGCTCGTCAAGTGAGCCCTCATCAATTGATGATGGGTCCGAATCAAGCCCAAGCCTCTTTAGACGAGCATTTCTCTTGTTTATGGCTCTTCCAACTACCAATTGCTTATTCGGGTCAAGAACCTGGGTTATGTCAGCGACGTTGAAGTCGTCTATTTCTTTTACGGCTTCAAACTGTTGTTTAGTTATATTTCTTCTGTGCTTGGCGCGTTCTTTTTTTGCATTTGCAGAAATGTGCTCTTTGCTCTTCATCTTCTGAGGCTTAAGTTTGCCGCGTTTTGCACCGTCAACGGCATCTCGAGATGCGGTTATTTCTTTAGTTATGCTCGCTCTTAGTTCATTTTTTATAACACTAGGGGTTCTTGTGTCACCAGATGCACGTTTATTAGCTATGTACTGTTGAACGAATATTTCTCTATCAGCACTATTACGTATGTAGTCATCGCTATCCGGCTTAAGAGATGAAGCTAAAAGGTCATAATCAGCTATTTTTTTAACTAATAACTCATCGCTAAGCGCACCGGCTTCAGCTCTTAGCGCGTCTGTCCTTTCAGCGCTCAGTCTTCTAGCTGCCTCTTCTGGGGTAACAGGGTCTCTACCTTTTATAATCTCCCTGGCCATATCCAATATCTCTTTGTCTGATGCTTTTTTACCATCAGTATTGAAAGATGTGTTTTTGTCAATAGCAATCTTTTGTGCTTTCTTATTAAGTGTTATTAATTCTTCTAGTTTCTCAACCTGTTCAAGCAAGTCGTCATAAGCACCCTCGGCCGCATCGTACGGTGAGTCTTCAATTTTGGATAAACTTCTATAAAGCTCTTTCCTCTTACTCTCAGCCATATCTACAAACTCAATTACATCGGCAAGAGTTATAGCAAGCTGCTCTTGGTTCAGGTCCTTGATGCTCTTTTTAAACTCACCTAGTACACGTTCTTCTCTTTTTGCTGCAATTGCTTTTTTATCTAATTCAATTGGAGCGCGAAGATGCTTTCGTATTGGCAGTACGTCTTCACCTCTTTCAAGTGGAGAGAAGTACGACTCCTCGAGCCTCTCGAGCATTTCTAGGTCTGTTATGGCTCTGGCTTCAGCTGCTTTTGCGCCGACAGCATCGTCCATGAAGCTCAGAGCATCATCTATATCGTCCCCAAATATTAAACCCTCTTCCCTGAGACCCCAAAGTTCAGCTGTGGATTCAAGTGCATAAACTTCCATCCTGCCATCGCTTCTTGAAACATTAGGGTAGCTTCCAGCAAGAAATGCGACATTCTCTATTTTTGACATTGCATCTTCGAGGGATGTTAAGTTTATGTCGTCTTGAGAACCAACAACGAGCACCGAAAGGTCGCCTCCGGTTAGTTTTCTGATATCAGAAACCTGCTTTATCTCACCAGTAAATCTACCCTTTTTATAATCATAAACTGGAACATCAACATAACCATGTGCATCTATCTGTTGTTTAATTGATTTTAAAAATGCTTCTCCCTGAATTGTATGTGCAATTTCATGCAACATAATATGACGAGCGAAAGAACGCGGCCCATCAATAAGACCAGCCATTCCTCTTGCCGTGTATTCTGTATTAATCAGGAAGTCAGCGACTTTAGCCATTGCTTCTGCGTCAGTCCTTCCACCAATAGCAGAAATAACTAATCTCTCACGTGGTGACATGCCAGGTATCCCGTCTTCACCTTCTTGGTTGGTCATAATTTGCTCAATATTTACTTTTATGACCGACTTTATTCCTGCGCCTTCCGATTTCACGTCCCACGTTGTTGTCGCTTCTGAGTTATCATCATCTATTGGGTCTTGAAAGAATTCAACTTTTCCGACAGTCCTCATATGTTCTGGTCTAATTACGAACTGCTCAAGCAGTGAATCAAGCATTGCCCGCTCTGTCTCGTAATATCTTTTTTTGTCTGCCGTGAATAGTGCTATTTTTTCTTCTGGAGTTAAAGAATCCCATTCTGGTATTAATTCAAGTCGTGACTGAATGAATTCATCGACCTGCTCCTCTGAAAGTCTTCCTTTTATATCTATGTCCCAAATACCCATATTTTTTAATCGAGATAGCAACTCGTATCTATCATTATTAATTTCTCTATCTTTTGGGGTGAAATCACGAACTCCTGTTCTTGATTCAAGTCTCTGAACGAGAGACTCAGAGCGAGCAAGGTTCCTTTGTGCGTTTACTGTTGCATTTTTAAACCATCTCATTCTCCCTGGAACATCTACTATTTCTGCTGGGGTTGTTGGTATTCTCTCCCCAGTTTCCATATCGTATGATGGACTTCTTCCAGGCATTGCGCCGCCGCGTCTCATGCGCAATCTTTCTCTCCATGTTTCTTTTGCACCGGAAGACAGGGCTAATTGTTGACTGTCGAAAGTCATTAATTGATTTATTTTGTCAGCAAGAAATTTTGCCGCCCTCTCCATACTTACGCCAAAACAATTAGAACCAAGATGGTCGGTAAATTGGTTTGCAGCAGGAGTTCCTGGTGGACACCTAAACTTATTGTTTGCGTCTCTTGCTATGCCAAATCTCCCGGCTGCCCTAGCAAGAAGATTCCCACCCGGTATACGTGATTCAAGAGAGCGTCCAGGTAACCCTGCTTTGAATTGCATTTGCGGATTATTAACGTTTTTGTTCTGTTTGCGTCTTTGCGCCCTAGACAAACCGAGCCGTGGGTAGGCCATATCAATTTGTGTTTCTGAACCAGGAATGACATCACCAGTCTTTGGGTTCACATCATATTTTGTAAATTGAAGCTGTGGTTTTTCTTTTCTTTTTTTCTGAGCTGTCTCAAAATCGGTATCTTGCTTACCCTCAATCCATCCAAAGTTGGCATCAAGATTCATTGAACGCTTTGATTTCCAACTTGGATAAAGAACTAGACTTCTTCCTTCTTCCCAAGCCTTATTGGTCTCCACTCTCATCCCTGGTGCGATTTCTTCTACCCCAGGTTTTGTTGTTCCAGTAAATTCCCGCTTCTTGTTGTCGGTGTCCTGATATGTCGGCTTAGCCCCCATTGCTGCCTTGACGGCAATGTCCGCATCAAGGCGCGACATTGATAAAGACTTGGTTACCGACGCGCGGAACTCAATCGCTTTGGAGTTGAAATTATTGCAGCACGATAAAGGCGATATCAATCGTTGAGAAACGATTACTCGCGTCTTATTTGTATCACCCGTCATAACGGGTATCCATGATGCTATTAGTCGATATTGTCTTCGAGGAGCTGGAATTCAACAAGGGCCGCCATGAAATCTGCATCATTTACAACCTCGTCACTCTTTTCCTTGCTTCCTGCGAGCCAATTTGCAGGGATAAGACTCTCCAACTTTAGCTCACGTGCTCTCTTCATTATGTGACGCTTTGTCTTTTCTTTATCCTTTGCTCTACCAAATGCTTGTATCGCATTGCGCAAATCGTTTTCTGAAGCAATTGGATAAGAACCATCTGACATCGCAGAGCCTTCTTTTGCCATTGAATCTCTCTGCTCATCGCTGAATGCTCTCTTCAGTGCGATTTCGGCAGCTTCTGCTTCGATTTCTTCTGCTTCTTCTGGCTCGTACTTGTCGTATCCAAGAATCTCGCCATCCAGAGCAACGAACACGTCGTACGACTTTCCGTCAACACCTTCAATTTCAACTGCGTATGAATCAAAACCTTCGAAAACGTCTGGCTCAACTGCGACGACTAGCCCGTCGATTGACTTGACTGCAATCTCAGCTGCTTCAGTGAAATCAATGAGTTTTACGTTTGTATAGTCTGACTTTTGTTCAAACTCTTCTGACTCGAGCTTATGGAATCCCATAATCTCGGCAGTTGTTCCGTCAATGAAAACTTCCTTAACTGCACCGTCTTTGGTCTGAACATCAATGACAAACATGTCTGCATCTGACGAGTAGCCAGAGTCAACAACAAATCCATCAAATGCTTTTTCTGCAAGACCCTCAACGTGGAGTAATCCAGGTAGGCCCTTTTCTGCAACGCATCCACCTGGGCAGTCGTCGCATACTGACATTCCTGCTGGATGAGCTTTTCTGTCAAGTGCGCAGACAAAACCGTCTACACCAATTTCTTCCGACTTGATTCCAAGAGAGCTAATTCTTTCTTCTCTAAGCGTATTCCAATCCTCGTCGGAGGCATCAAATAGGATTTTTTCATCCAAGTCATCACTGAATTCCTCATCTGAATCCAATCCTTTTTCCGCCATTGTGCGCTTCTTTTTGAGGGCCCAAGTCAAAGCCTTCATTACTTCATCTTCGGACATGTCGTCTTCTTCCATGTCCACTTCTTCTTCGAGCATCTCGCCATCTTCGTCCATGGATGCTTTTGTCATGCGTCGATTTCTCATGTAGTTCAAAGCTTTTTCCAGCTCCTCTTCTGACATGTCATCTTCTTCGTACATCTTCATGGAGGACATTTCTTCTTCGTCCTCTTCATCTTCTTCTTCGTCGTCTTCTTCGTCGCCGTACTCTTCTTCCATGATTGCACCAACTTGTGCATTCATTCCTTTTTCGCTTGGCTTCTTCAAATCTGGCTTGGTTACACCGATGGCGTCTTCCGGAATTTCTTCCTCGTCCTCTTCGTCCTCTTCTTCTTCCATGCCCTCGGCATCTGGGAGAGAAATCATTTTCTTCTTCTTTTTCTTTGACATTCCGACCTCTGCGTCGACCATGTCTTCTTCAACCATCTCTTCGACTGGTACCATTTTCATCTGCAATGGCGTTGCTCCGCACTTTGCACACAGCTCCGCACCCTTGACAAATCCACATTCAGTGGGGGCGGCACCCTTGGCACACTTCAGCACGTTTCCATCAGCATCGATGCTTACATTGGCCTTTTCGTCGTAGCTCATATGACTCCTGAGATTTGCAGGCAAATATCCCTAGGGACATCTACCATTTGTTAATGGTCTAAATTATAACCTACCACGAGCCCCTGCAATGGATTAGCAGTATTGAGTGGTTTCAGTAAAAATGTAGTCCGGTTTTTATTCTATTTTTTATTACTATCTTTCTTCATAACGACCCTCTTGCCTAGCTCTGGTCCATCTTCTCCATAAAGGGTTTTCCCGTCTTCGCGAAGACGCTTTGTTGCGTTGCGAAGCTGCTCGGCACTGAAGATATCGTCAATCTTGTAGTTCGTTCCAAATATTTCATTAAAACGATTTACAACATCTTGAAGCTCGCTCTGACTGAATCTTCTTTCGTCTCCAGTCTTCTTTGAGAATGTGGCTCCCTTTCTTGCTGCCACACCCTTGTGTGAAACGGTGAAGTCAGTTGACCCGAGAATATAGTCCCTATTCCGTCTGGTGTTTTTGGCTTTGTCGGCGGAATGCTTTGCCTGGGTGAACTCGTAGAGGGCCTCGTAGACGGAGTGCTTTGATGCGGCCAATTCTGCATCAAGCTTTTTCCCAGCCTCATCCTTTTTCCACACTGACTTAGCATCTGGGATGACACCAGTTCTAATCATTTCATTGATGTAGGTGGTCGGAACACCGCCAGTTTCCCACTGTCTAGCTATTTCCCTTGAAGATAGGCCAACATCATCTGTCCCAAAGGCCTCAATAAGTCGCTTACGCAGCTCATCGTGCCAGTTGCCGCCTTCTTCGATACCAAGGGAATCAAGGAGCTGACCAATATCAAACTGTTCTCTTGAAGTCTTGTCTGATGGAGCCGAAGCAGCGTTGACTATCGTCTGCTTGACAAAATCGCCAGGACCATCGTCGCCACCAAAAACTGCCTCTTCAAGGAGCATTTCTTCTGCCGTTGAGGCAAATTCTGACTCGCCGCGCTTCTTACTGAATATTCCAGTAGACCTGAATTTTCCAGTTTCACTTACTTCACCAAGTGACGCATATTCCTTTTGACTTATTACAGCATTCTCTTCCTTGTCAACCCAGTAAGGGAATGCATCCTTGCCAAATGTCTCGATGATGAATCTGTCGCGCATATTGGCTCTGCCAAGGTTTTCGACGAACTTCTCAGATGGGGTCATTTCGCTGACTCCTTCTTCTTTTTCTGATGTTGGGGCGAAAAGCCTCCAGGCATCAAATCCATCCTGCTTTCCGATTTCTGAAAGCAAGAAACGAACTGCGTCGTGAGTTATTCCTGCATCGTCATCAGACAGTTTTGCTATGTCTGACTTACTCAACGCCAACATCTTCCCAAGCTCATCATTGTTAAGTGGGCGTGTCTGTGTCCAGCGCGCAATCATTCTGCTATTTGGGTTATCAGGGTCAACTGGGTAGCTAGAAAACTCTGTTGGAATTCTTACTGCATCTCTAAGTTTCGAAACAGGGACAAACCATTCATCTGGATTTACTTCATCTTTTACTTGATTTGATGAAACTTTTCCAATTTTAACTTTTGGTCTTGCAGCCATTCCTTTGGATACTGAATTAATAGCATTCTTTATATCGATGGCTTTGCGTTCAGCTGTTGTATCTTGTGGGTCGAGTGCAATTCCGCGCTCTCTAACCCCACGCCAAAACTTCATCGCATAATCAAGTTTGCGTTTTGCTTTATCGTTTCTTCTTGGGTCGCCATCAATCCGTATTGCTGCTAGGTCGCGAGGTCCGGCTATATTGCTGGCAAATTTTTTGCCACTAACTCGCTGATTTCTCGCTCCAGCACCGATGTCATCGCTACCGCTTGAAAGGCTAATTGCCCTCAGTCTTCGCGCATATCTACCCTCTGGGGTATTGGCTCCAGAAGCAAGAGCTAGGTCATCGAATTCATCTGCTGATGGGGCTGGCTTTTTCTTCTTTGGGACCTTCTTTGAGCGCAGGATATTTCTATCTGCAATATTCTGTCTATCTTGCTCGTTGAATGGCAAGCGTCTATTTGCTCTATTAGTTTTCTTTTTAGCGCCAGAGCTGAGGGAAAGAATTGGACCACCGCTCGAGTCAAAAGCAAGGGAGCTTATATTTGGGTCAACTCCTGAATCACTGAAGTCTGGCTCATCGGAGTCTTCTTCTTCTTCTTCATCTTCCGCAATCGGACCGTCTTTCTTCCCTGATTTCTTTCTTTCTTCAGCTTTTCTTTTTGCTTCTGCTTCTTCGGCATCGAGACGTTCTTTCATCTTTTTAGTAAATGCGACCATTGAGTCGTCAAGTTTTTTTTCTACTGCTGCTCTTTCTCTTTCGTCAATTTCGGCTTGCTCTGGACTTGTCTCATATGGAGCCCTAAATCCTTCAGGTATCTGCAAGTCTTCGTATATTTTTTTGCCGTCGACAATAACGTCATTTTTTATTGCCGCCTTTGAATTTATGGTTCTTGTGTTAGGAGTCCCATCTTCTTTTGTGTCACTAAAATAGTATTTAGATATTGCTCTGCCTGGGTCAAGTCTTCTCATTGCACGTGTTAGCAAAATGTAGACTTTATTTTCTTCTTGCCTTCTGTTTATCTCAAGCGCTCTAATTATCTTCAAGCCATTAGGGAGTTTTGATATTTTTTCTCTTTGTTCTTCACTTAATATTGGGACCATGGTGTCTGGGTCTGAAAAGTCTTCTCCAGCCTGGACGTTTGCATATTCCCTTCCTTTTGATATGTGGGTCGTCATTACGTCGACATCGGTGTCTCCGCCTTTTGCAGACTCTCTCACCATGTCACCAAGCGCATTGACTATTTGTGCCGTTTCCTCGTCATCTCTTCCCTTTACTATCCAAGCTGGGAATTTGATTCGAGGCGTATCAAGGTTTGGATTACCTTTGCCATCCAAGGTCACTGGTGCATCTACGTCAGTATTAACTGGGAATTGAGCAGACTTTCCATCGGCCTGTTGTTGCTCCATCTCAAATGAAATTGTTGCGTTCGGGTATTTTTTCTTTAGTTTTTTTACTGCTTTTTCAATATCACCGTGATAATTTGGCTGAACATTTTGCGTGTTAGTTGCGGTTCGAATGGTTCCCCACCCAACTGGACCACCTCTCCCACCTCCTGGAAGTATTCCATTCATCCACGACCTATATTCATATTTTCCACCATGCGCGCCAACCCCACCGACCATAACGGCTCCGGTCCAATTATCGTCATCGTCCAACTGGAGCTTTAGGAATACCTCTCCTTGTTGTATCGATTCGCTTTGCGGTTGTATTATGTGTCCCATTTTTGATTGTCTGCCGCGACTAACTGACTTAGGCGGAAGCTTGGCATGAGCCAATAATTTTTCAACGGTGACGTTATCTCCAGTAACTTCCATTGCTGGAATGCTGAGACCTTCCCTAATTGGTTTTAATGCTTGATACCTCTTAACTTCACCGCCGTTAGTCGTATAACTTTGTCCGTCCGGTTTGAGGTATGCCAACATTCCCCTGGCGCCAATATGTTGCGCTGGGTCAACTTTTGTCGGATGAGCGAGTCTGTAGAGCGTTCCCGTTTCCGCGTCGTCTTGAACTTTTCTTTGCAGCCGTCTTCTTATCTCTTCAGGGCTTGGGTCAACACCACCAACTTTATCCCAGATGCCCTGGAGTTTATCCGAAACCGGGGGCCTTCCATCTTTGCCAAAAGTGTCTTTATTATTCTCTATCCAGTCAAGCTGGGTGTAGAAATCCATCATTTTCTTATGAGTATCTGCCGGGATTCCTATTGCTGGGACCATTCCATCTTCTCCGCCAGGAGCATGTTCTTCAATTAATTCTTCGATGATTGTATTTCTTTCATCATCAGTAAGATTCTCGTCTAAAAGATTTACGCTTTTCCCATTCAGCCTATATCTTTCAGAAATCTCTCTATATATGCGTGGAAGATTTTGTTTTGATGCACCGTCTAGCTGTACTACCAGCTCAAGGTATGCCATCTGGTGACTCTCTATACCTCTTCTGATAACGCCCATCGCCTCTTCATAAACACCCCTATTTGTGGAGTTGATGATTGCATCCGGATTAGTCATGTTTTCGACGATTTCACCCATGGCAGAGTTAACATGTTCGGCCCTCAGTTCATCTAAGAGTTCGTCTACTTCTGTGGATGACAGCCCGCTGAAACTTACAGCAGAATTGTCCAAGGTGAGAGTTTTTTCTATAAATGACAATTTTTTATTTAGTTCTTTTTTAGGAAGTCTCTTGCCATTGTCGTCTGTTATTTTGAGCGTCTCACGAACAACATCCTGAGCAGAACCCTTAACATGATGATAGACCGGAGTAAATCCTGGCTCAACTCCCTGGGCCACCATCAAATCGTGCCATTCGACATCCGAAAGGTTTTCTCTCATAAGGACAATATTTGCAAGGTGTTGTATGTTTGAGCCATACCTAAAAGACTGCGTCAATGGAATTCTGTATGTTGCATCTTGTTTTGACAGACCATCGATAGAGCCTCGGAAGGCGTAGATTGCCTGCCTGGAATCTCCGACCATAATTATTGGCATATTTAAAGCATTATCCGTAAGGACTTTTGCCATTACGTCGTTCATGTCTTGAGCCTCGTCAAACATGAATATGTCGAATGGTCTGTCGTTATCTGAGTTGGAGACAGATAATTTTGCAGTTACTTTATATGTACCATCGGCAGAACGTCTTGTTGATTTTTGCAAAGACAGGATTACGCCAGTTACTTCCTGCTTATCCACGATTCCAGTTACCGTTTTCCCAATTGCAAGTTTTCCACTATCAATATCGAGGTCAGTTCCTACGCTCACCCTCTCAACCTTGTCCACTTCTGGTCTGTGTCCGATAAGACCAGGGTCTGTTCTAAGGTCTGGTTTCGTGAGGGCCCACATTTTTATTTGGAAATCCCGTGTTGGTACGACATTTGATTTAGGGTCTATTAATTTTCCCCAAATTAGGTTTAAAGTTTCAACCATGTCCTTGTCAACCGCCGACTCATCGAACTCAAAATTAGGGTCAGCCAAAAGGGCGGCAGCATACTCTGACACTGTCGGACCAAAATGAAAAGCGGTTGGAGAGTCCATATCGGTAATTGCATAATGTTTTAATGCACGATGCAGTTGTTTGGAGCTTTCGTCATCGATTGAAACTGTTGACGGAAGTTTCTTTTCTGCATCGAGTTGGAGCAAGATGTTTTGTACACCTTCTATTGAGTCTGGCGCTATATATCCGAGGTCAGACCATCCCGGTTCTCTGCCAATGAATTGCTTCTCTGAACCATCGAACATAGTTGCATTAATAACCTTGTCCGCTTGCGAGCCTGGAAGTCTTTTTGAAAATTTCTTTGTTGCACTTAACTGCATCTTTTTTGTTGTTCCCTGACCATATATTCCGGTATCACCACCGAGTAGGAGTGACCAATAGGCAATTCGATTAGTTGTTGCAACTCCAGTATTCCTAGGCATTGTTTTATTGCCGTCTTTTGCGTTTCCGGCGTTGAATACCGTGTAGTAGATTTTTCCATCCGGAATAATTTTATTCAACACTTTTGCAATTTGCTTCATTGTCGAAGTTTTTCCAGAACCGGCTCCGGCACCTATGACAAGGCTGCCCTTTTTCTTGTCAACCATGTGCATTGCCGTATCGATTGCAGCTTTTTGCTGCTGAGTTGGCTCAAAATCTTTTTCTCCGAGAAACTTTTCAGCATAAGATTCATCGTCTTCAAGCAATGCTGGAACTTCTTCTCCAGTCTTAAGATTTTTTACTCGGCTTGCTCCGCTTGAAAGCGAGAGACCACCTGCTGCATCGCGGACCCGACCCTTAGAGTCTCTGGAAATTACTCCAGAACCATATTGAGATTCATCTCCGAAATATCGCACATCATCGCGCAACTGCCAAGGCTCTGGGAGTCTGCCAGAAGACAGAGACACACCCTCTTCGGCTATTTCTTTAGCAGGCTTAATTATGGTTTTCGGTGGCTTTGCCTTGCGTTGTTCTTCCGGCACGCCAGAAAGTCTTCTCAATGTTGGCGACCTATCAAGAATGTAGTCAGCTGCCGACTGTGCCTGTTGTAGGGCCTTAATAAATGCACCTGGGTCTTCTTTAAGGTTTGAAATCCAACCTTTTATATAGACAACATGGTCTGTTCTAACCTGCGGGGATATGCCAATAGCGGCAAGAAGAAATGAGGAGCCCATTTCTGCAATCAATTCTTCTGCTGCGCGAATCTTTTTGTTTTTCGCATAGTCTTTTATGGTCTGCCTATTAATGCGTGCAGAGCCTCCGGTCCAGTGAGTTGCTTCATGAAAAAGCGTTCCGTAATACTGCTCTGGTGATTTGAACATTTCATAAGGCGGCATCTGAATGTAATCTCCGCTCGGAGAAAAGAATGCCTCATCTCCACCAAATTTAATAACTGGCTTTAGTTCATCTATGACGGACTCAGCGTCCTTGACTTTTAGCGCAGGGTCAAGACGTTCTTTGCCAACATCTAGAAGTTTCGTTACGTATGCTTCTGGAAGGCCTTCCATTTGGTCAAGGTTCAATACCTTTTCTAGTTTGTATTTCCTTGGAATTGTTCCCTCTATTGGGACGAGAATCGATACAGGTTCTTCTCCCTTTTTTGGTTTCCCTCCAAATTTCGCCCATTGTGACTCTCCAGCCCAGAAGTTTCCACGGTAATTATTCTTCCTATGGGTATGGGCAAGGAGTATTTGATTCATGCCCTGGTATATTCGATTTTTTCTAGTTGGATTTCTTGCGTACAGAGTTGGCGTTCTCCACGGCACATCCCAATATGTTTGATTTGGATTTTTGTCCATCTCGATTAATGCTTCTAGTATTGATTTCCCAATTTCATTGTAGGTAGCTTGCAACTCACCAGAAGATAAGGTAATTCCGTCCTTCTTTGAAGCAAGAGTTTTCGATAATGGAGCATCTTTCATGACGCTTCCAGAAGAAAGTGCCAAATCGTAATCAGGAACCGTATTTCTATCAGAATCAATCTTCTCAATAGGAACACGACGCTTAGATTCTTTTCTAGCAGAAGCGATATCTTCTATGTATTTTTCTGTTATTGCAGAACGAGCGTTCCAGAGTGCGTCTTGCTCCTTGGAAATCATTCGTGTTGCTACGTCACTGGCTTCAATATTCTTCTTGTCTTTAATTGTAGAAACACGTGAATACTTGTTGATGTCACCAATCCACTCATACGACCTGTCGCGAAGTGCTTCAAGCTTCCCTGCTTCATTACTTCCAGGCTTTGCTGAATCGAGTCTTACGTTCGCATCACGCACTGTTGCTTTGTGTTTTGCAAGAGAGCCGTTTTCCAGTGCGTCCATTGCATCGTCAACGATGTCCATGTAGTCCTGGAACTCATCATCGCTTCCAGTTACAAGATTAAAAGCCTTTTGCGTGTCAAAACCATTGGCTTCAACTATCCCGTCTCCACCAAGCATGTCCGCCATATCGGCAGTGATGTCATCCTTGATAAGTGGATTTTCCTCTAACGCATCGTGGATTTGGTCAAGAAGATTATTGCCATCGTCGCTTGTTTCAATGTCGTAGTTGTAATAATCACGACCCCGTCCACCAGAAGACAGCGAAGGAGTTTCGTCTTTCGATGGTGCAGATGGGAGGTTCTCTGAATCTCTATCTACAAGTTTTCCGTTTCTCCTGTCAACAATTCTGTCAGCGAATTGATTTCCCTTACCAAGCTTCCAGTACTCTTTGTTCTCGTTATTCAGATTTGCTGGCTTGAGACTTGCTTGATATGCAAGTTCGCCAAGTTCGTCAGCATAAACTTCATCCCACTGAGCAAGAATTCTGTTTTTGCCCTTGTCTTTACCTGTATTGATTTTTTGTTCAGCTCTGACGTAGTAGAGGTCTGGGACGGAGTTATAACCGATAACGACTTGCTGGTCCTTTGTTGAAGGAAGAACCATCTCGTTTCCTCTGCGCTCAACACGACCGCCAGAGATGGCCATGATGTTTCCGCGACCTATTTGGTTTGTTGCCTCACGAAGGTCAAATCTGTCAGGCTCATACCCACGCGAAGTGGCCCACTCGTTCTTTGCACCAGAAGAGAGCGAAACGCCCTCTTTGTCTTTACGCATTTTGCGCATGTGACGCTGCTCGCGCTTTCTGACTTCCATTCTCGTCAGACCGAGCTCTTCTGCAACATCCTGCAGGGAAGCTCCAGTTGTCGTTCTCTTGCGATAAATCTCTTCATCGCTCATTTGTTTCTTGCGAGAAGAAACCTTTGGTCGGTCATCTTCTGGACCCATCATGTCAAGAATGGTGTCGTAGAAATCTACATTCGTGTCGCTCTCATAATTTTCTTCGTCGAAATTTGGTCTTGTATCGTCGTCTGCGCCAGAAGAGAGGGAGAGTGAACTTCTCTTTTTTCCTTCTTTTTTCTTTCTTAATGGAGTTGGCGATAATGAGTCGAAACCATATTGACGCATCCAGTCGGATAGACCGTCTTTCCCATCTGGGCCAATACCCCTGAACCCAGTTGCATCAGGTCTGTTGTTGTACATGAATTCATGTATTGCATCTTCCATGCCGTTGTAGAATTCGTTGTCATCACCACGTGATGCATCAAGGAAGGTGCCGGCACGCATAACCATCCCTGAGTACCAATCCCTGTAGGCAACAGAAGACGTATTTTTATCTTCGAATTTGGCTGGTCTTGGATTGGTTTTATCTCCAAGCCACATCACCCTGGCTTGATTGACACCCATCTCTCTTCCGCGCAGATAGTCAGGCGACCTGTAAGCATCTGGCTTATACCTAGGTACATCTGTCCAGCCATAACCGGAATCTTTCCAGTCTTTAATTACTTCTTCGAATTTCTTGCGCTTCTCTAGTTCTTCTGGAGAAACAAGTGATTCAAATTTTGGGTCTCCCGAGTGGCGAGTGAGTCTCTTGTCGCTTTCACCAGATGAAAGTGAAGGCGTCTTATCCTTTTTAGGACCCTTAGCGAAATCTAGTTCTCCTCGTTTTACTTTTTCTTTTTTAACAGGAGCCTTTTTGGCTACAGCCTTCTTCGCGGGCTTCTTCTTTTCTCCAAGAATTTCACCAAGGTCGTCGGCCGTGTACTTTGGTTTACGGCTCTTTATTATTTCACCATCTGCTGGTTTTGTTTTTTCACCTTCACCAGGAATACTGGCAACGTCTCTTCTTTGTGCGGAAGAAAGTTTTGGGTTGTTTATCGAGCCAGGACCATCTGGTGTTGGGTCTGGTTGTTCCCAACCAGGAATGTTGTCAAAGAGTGTTCCGTCTCTGTTTTTGTCTACTCTTGTTCGTGGGTCCAGGTCGCCCTCTGGCATGCCGAATCCACGGCCACCACGCCTTTTGCCACCAATGCTTGGTCTATCAATTGCTCTTGATGCAAGCGAACGGCCAATTCTGTAGCCGAGGGATTTACCCTCTATTTCATGATTTGGAAATTTTTTTTTTAAGTTGTAGAGAGCCGTATCGACTGCATCTATCAAATCTTCAGTAACTCCAGAGGTTATTACTATTCCCTCTTTGTCAACAAATGTTTCTGCTCTGTAGTAATCGAATACTGGGTCTAGTGCGGTCTTTACACTAAATGCAAAATCTGTTTCGACAGGAATGAGGTAGGACTTCTCGCCCATATCGTCCTCGTCGCCAAATTCGGCGAGATTCTTGTACTTCTTTCTTCTCTTCTTTCGTTTGCCGACGGCATTTCGTAGCACACCGAGAACAAACTCCCCTGGATACTTGAGCTCAAGCGTTTCCATGATTGCATCTTCTGCTTCTGAAGCGTGTTCCTCAAGTTCTTTTGAGCCACTGCTCAATACAACGCCATTCGGGATGACAGCAAATCTGCACTTGCCTTCTGGTTCTACAGGCATGTCAATTATCTTGCAGTTTGACCCGCCTTTATAAAACACGCAATTAGCGCACTTGACACCAATTCTGGCAACTGGATTTTCAGCAGGAGGGTAGTAGCCAGCCCAAACTCCATTTGAATCCTCGTTAAATTTTCCGTGGCGTGCAACGATTTTAAGAAGAGCATCACGCAGGTCTGCTTCTTCTTTGTCGAGGCTCATTTTTGGCGAAGCGTCATATTGGACTGAAGGGAGTGGAATCATCACAACTCCATTGTCGCCTGGCTTAACAGCGACAGGTATGGATGGCATTTGCTGTGGTCTGACAATTCTTTGTGGTTCATTTGGTGGAGTCGGTCTACCGCTAACAACTGGCATTGGAGCTGCCTGAGGATTCTGCGGAACAGAAATCATCTCAGGTGTTCCGAACATGTATCTTCCATGATTTCTCATGAATCCACACTTGTACTTTTTCGCTCCGGACATTTCGTGTCTGGTGAAGACGACCTCATCGCCATCTATTGAATGAACTGAGACTTTGGCATTAAAAAGTCTTGACAGCTCCTTCTCCATCTCTTCGTACCCGTTGCGCTCATCTTGCTCCGGCATCACCATGACAGGATTACCGTACGATGAGTCATCACCCTTGACCGAGATTGTTCCAGTTAACTGGTTTGCCCCATGCAGAACAGGGCTTACTTCATAAAGCTCAACTTCGTAAAGAATGTTTGCTTGTGACTTCTGGTCGAATTGAGCTCTTAGCGTCTTGTACCCGATTGACCACTCTTGTTCTTCTCCAAAGAAGGCCACGTTTGCAAATGCTTCTTTGCCTTTTTCTGACTGAAGATTGAATTGAACTTTTGCAAAAAGACCGCCAATTCCGGCGATTTTCATCTTCATTGGAAGGCGTGGGTCCTGTGGGCCAACTTCGTAAATTTCAAGCACTTTGCCGATTGGGTCATTCCAGTTGTGGCCCCAAACAACTCTCGGTTTGCGGCGGAGAAGACTCTTTGTGAATGCCCCCGAGGCGCAAACGTCGCCAACAGAGTCTTTATTACCAATTCCCGCAACGAAACACTCGACAATGCCCTGCATCTCATCCAGGCCTACAGCACCCTTAATCTGCTGGGAGCCTGATACCGATGTGGTCTTATACTCGAATGTTTCTTTTGACATTTTCCAAACCAACTTCTCTCGGTTGCTAGTCGATAATAAACGAGAAAACAGCTACAGAATGCAAGTATTTGCCTAAATCAAATCTTTTACAGAAATTGTTTAGTGAAACTAGGCAACCTGTCCGAATGTCCAGGCTCTTTTTGCTTCTGACTCAGATATCTCAAGCTGGTCTTTTGCAAGGATATTTGCGTACATCCCAACAAGCTCTTCTCTAAAAACCGAGAAACGCTGTTCTTCTCCCACATGCGAGAATGATTTCATCATCATTTCTTCCATTGAGGAACGAATTCCAGAGTTCATGGTGAGTATCTCGGATATTTGCGAATCAATGTGCTTCTTGACAATTGCTGGAGATAGCGCCCTTGGCTTCAATCCCTTCTGCGAGTATGACTCTTTTCTGAACTCGTAGGAGTCATTGACTATCGCAGAGATAACAGGACGTAGGTCGTCTTCCAATTGCTTGTTCCATGTGTCTATTGAGAAAATTGAATCAAGGTCAAGTGTTCCCGACATAAGGGCCTTCTTGGACTTACTGCTACTTGCTTTCTCTAGGACCACGCGCTGCTGTCTTTCAACAACTCTTTCAATACCTCTTGAAAGAATTTCAGACCATCTTTCTATTGCCATCTCAGATTTGTCGAATTCATCGCTTTGAGCAGATTTGTGCTGGAATCCGCCAGAAGACTCGCTAGCCATACCAGACGGGATTGGCGCTGCTCCAGTAGCAGGAGCCATACCAGCGACCTCTGGTGGCAACGTTGTTTGAGCCATATCCCCAGTTCCGCCAGCAGCAACTTCGGCCATTGCGCCCTGCATTGTATTTGGGTCAAGTGGTGGTACTGGAGCTTCGACTGGCGGCATTCCAGGAACTGGAGGCATACCTGGAACCGGGGGCATACCTGGAGCTCCGCCGGGAACCTGTGCAGCATTCTCTTCCATCTTCTTTTTGGTGTTAGCAATTGGAATTAGGTTTGGATTCATAAGCAGAGAATCAGCAAGGTCTGCTTCAACTTCTTTTCTTCCACTTGCCTGTCTGTATTCGTTGACAGAAATCAAACCTTGGGACAGCTCATCTTTCAAATATCTGTCGCGCTCTTGCTTGTAGAGCAAAAGGATTGGAACTTCGCTTGTGTCAAAATCTAGGTAATATTTCTCGTCAAGCTCATCCAGTGCTCGCGCTATCGGCTCAAGGTGAGGCAGCATTGTCTCAACCCAAAACACCCTAATTTCTTCTGCCGAGTTGCTAAACGTTCTTCCGGAGGCATTTCCAATAACTGATTCTGGAACACCAAAGGCTGCAAGAATTTCTTCTTTTGTAATCTGTCGCATTTGAATATATGCAGCATCTCGTGGGTTCGCTGATGTATCAACAAAGTCAACGCCTTCGTCTGCGGCGATAACTGTTGTATGACCAGTTTTGCCCAAATTGCCCCTGAATCTATTGCGTAATTCTTCTTTATCGTCCTCGTCTATTTCGCCTCTAACAACAAGAAGTCCACCAGGTCTTCCATCGTTTAATAGATAGTTTCTGTTGTAGAGCTTTGCCAAATTTTCAATCTCTATAGCAACACCAGAAGCCTCTAGAGGCGTGAGAGAAAGGTATGGGTCAAGGGGGTGCGGTCTTCTAATCCACACAACATCCTCTGGCTTCATTATTATTTTCTTGCCATACGGCATGTTCACTTCGTACCCAGAAACAAATTTGCGAGGGCATGGAATTGGGGCAGTCGATTGTGGGGGGAGGAGATTCAAGCCAATAACACCGCCATCTCTTCCGCGAACTTTTTCAATGAATGCCCCTCTTGTGCCAAGCAACAACTGAGCAGAAAGTCTGTATCGGAAAATAAACGAGTTTTCACCAATATTGGATTTAACGTTGAGTAACTCAAGCAGTGATGAACGCTTCGCCTCACGTCCAACTACGACTTCACCATCTTTTGAATTATCTTTTCTGAGAATGATTGGAAGTCGTGCTTGGTTGCCTGCAATAGCATCGATACATCTGTTCACCCAAGTGATTTTCTGCATACCCTCTCGGTATGCACGCTCAATATCCCACGAGTCCCTGTATGGCTTATCCGTGTAACTAGGGTTTGATGTGACTGGAGCGCCATAACCAATTGCAGATTTTTTCTGCTGTTGGTCCAGTGATTTATTTTCGGATGAATTCCAAGCCATGTTTTACTCAAGTCCTAACAAAAAACCAAATAGACCGCACGTCACTCCGGCAACCACCAATCCCGCGGGCGGGAATATTAAACCTGCTCCAATACTTGTACATAGTATAAATGAAACCATGAACACATTAGCGAACGTACGCCTAGTTAATTTTGGTTTGAGCCAAATGGTGAATTTGTTAGGCAGAGTTCTTAGTTTGGGCATATAACATACAGTAGCCTATAAAAACAACATACGACACTAGGGAATGCATAGCTGATGGCTAATAAACCGAACTGGGAGGAAGTACTCAAGTACCTCACGCCCAAGGAAACTCCCTTCTGCCCTGAAGAACCGTCACTAAACCAAAAAGTATTTTTGCGCACACACTCCCTTGAGGCATTATTCGGAGGTGCTGCTGGTGGAGGAAAATCTTCCGCCTTGTTGATGTCGGCCCTGCAATACGTGGATGTTCCTGGATATTCGGCCATTCTTTTCCGTAGAACCTTTGCTGACCTCTCCCTGCCCGGAGCCTTGATGGACCGATTCAAATCATGGATGTCTAACTATGATGACATTCACTGGAATAGCAATACATTTATTGCAACGTTCCCATCTGGTGCAAGAATATCCTTCGGCTACCTAAACAACGTAAATGACTATCTTCGTTATAAAGGTTCCGAATTCCAATTCATCGGCATGGACGAGGTTACCGAAATCAGGGAATCCGATTATCGCTACCTGTTCTCCCGTTTACGCCGCCCTGCCAGTGGTCCAGTTTCTCAGATACCCCTGAGAATGAGGTGCGCCTCAAACCCTGCTCCCAATTGGGTTAGGCAGCGCTTCATAGTTGAAGGCATGCAGGAGGGGAGGATTTTCGTACCCTCAAAACTGACGGATAACCCAGGAATTGACGCTGTTTCCTACCGCCAAGCCCTCCAGGCTCTAGACCCAATCGAAAGACGCAGACTTGAGGAGGGTGACTGGTGGAGCACAACTCTCGGCTCCCTTTTCGATAGAACCTCATTCGTGATAATAGATTCAAACGAGCTACCGCCAATAACAAGCTCCGCCAGGGTCGTGAGATTTTGGGACCTTGCCGCATCGGAGCCAACGCCATCTAATCCAGACCCAGACTGGACCGTAGGGACGCTCATGCTTCTTGACGAGGGTATTTCCTACATCCTGGACGTCAGGAGAGCCCGCGTCAAAGGCGAGAAGGTTGAGCAGCTAATGGCGCAAACGGCGCTAGAGGATGGTCATGGGGTTGCTATACGCATGGAACAGGAGCCCGGCTCTTCGGGCAAGGCTCTAGCCGACCAGTATGCAAGATACGTGCTTCCTGGTTACGATTTTTCGGCAATTCGGTCAACTGGAGATAAAGAAACAAGGGCGAGACCATTTGCGGCTGCCGTAGCTAACGGAAATGTGAGAATAGTCAGGGCTCCGTGGTTGTCGAGTTGGCTTGACGAGTTTTCGTCATTCCCGGAATCGTGCGACCATGATGACCAGGTCGACTCTGCTGTTGGGGCTTTTACATTTTTAACTGGTCTCGGGTTGCCACAGCGCAGAAGAGTTTCTATACTGCTGTAGAGATAGACCCACTACCACAAGGAATATTAAAATGAACAATGAGAAATTAGACCTTATTAAAAAGCTCGTTGCTGAGCTCGATTCCGAATTGATGGAATATACAGACTCTGGTCCAGACATGGTTGAGGCCTGTGAATTGCTGGCAGAATTGAATTTTTTAAAGCGCGACTTGGCGATGGTTTATGATTCTTACTCTTTTGCAATGGGTAGGATTATTGGCAATGAACAAGAAGTAAATCTTTCAAGTGGCGTAAAGATTGAAAAGACATCATCTTACGAACGCAAGGGCTGGAAGCACAAGGACCTTGGTTCTGCTGTTGCAGACAAATTAATAAAGATGTCTGTTGACATGGACACTGGCGAAGTGACAAAATCACCATATGACATTGCGCTGGATATGCTCACATATTGCGCTCCGTCCTACTGGAGAGTAAAAGAACTCAATAAAATTGGGATTAATCCCGACAATTATTGTGAGGTTGGCGACCTTAAGACAAGCATTATTGTACGCAAAGCAAAATAACCACTAGAAACAGGAGATAGAACCAACTATGGAACAGCAACAAGTAAACGAACAAGCCATCATGCAGGCGTTGTATGCACCATTTCCAGAGGAGATGGAAAAAGTAATGAACCTTTCGGGGGTCAACCTAAAGTTCATTCCAGTCAGTGAAGTGACCAATCGCCTCATCAAGGTACTTGGTAGGAAGTGGTCGCGCGAAGTAATCGAGTGCAAACGCGACCCAATCGATACCGACTGGGTTATCGCCCATGTTCGCATTACATTGCACTTCACGGATGGTACCGACGCAGTAATTCGCGATGGAATTGACGGAGCAAAGATTATGCGCACTAAGCAAGGTCAGATAGTTAACCTTGGTGACGCATATAAGAGTGCGGAGTCAAACGCTTTCAAGAAAGCAGCCCAAAGCCTTGGTGTTGGTTTGTACCTATCACGTTCTGCGGACGCTATGGATATTGAGGACGCAATGGAAGCTGGCATCTTGACATCCCATCAACCAGAGCCAGTTGAAACAGCACCAAAAACAGAGCTTGAAGAGAAGTGGGATACTTTTGTTGAAATAACAAAAGCACTCACCAAAGAGCAAAAGAATGAACTCAATGAGTTCTGGTCAACACATAGCGGTGGTAAGCCAAAGCCGACAAAGACAACAGCGTCACTTGATGACCTGCAGGCCCTCGTAGTAGAAGCCCTGCGACTTCAGTTTGGTGGCAAATATGTCGACAACAAATAATTCAGGTGCAGGCCTAAAGGCGCCAGAGTTCCTTTCACCATCTTCAATTTCAACATTTAATCAATGTCCATTGAAATTTAAGTACA